TAAAGACCTGTACATCTATAGTAACTCTCTTTCTCTGTTGGATCACTTGTAGTATCTCCAAATACTATTTTCATAAGCGTGCCTATATTATTGTTTAGCGGATTTATATCACCATAATTACTGGTGTGGCTGTTTTCAGTTAATGTATCTAACCCTTGTGCATATAGGCTCTTCATATTAAATACAGGTTCATTTGCTATGTATGGGTTATACATGTAGCTAACTTTTTCAGACTCAGGAAGTTCATCAAACTGATTCTTAATAAGATTAGGATTATCATTACTATCATAACCAGAACCAACTCTTACCCAAATCTTTTCTCCTATAATTCGTGTGTACCCTGTCTCTGTACGCACCCATCCTGTGGATATTACAGGGTCATCATTATCATTACTATTTCTGTTAATATTGAATATATCATATCTAATAGCATACCCCTCATAACCATCATACCCATTATCTAATCCTAATGTTGGCATTGCAAATATAGGTTCAATAATATAATCTAAACCATATTTTGGTTTTTTAATGTAATTACCATTTCTTTTTAGTAATACACTTCTTAATTCTGGGTATATGTATTCTTTATCTATTGCTGTTTGACCCCAATAAGATTCAATTTCTATTGGTGTTTTGTCTAGCATATTGATTGAATAACTATCCAGGTTCTCTAATGAAATCTCAAAAACATCTTTATTATAGGTACTTACAGCAAAGTAGGCTTTATCAAATTGAGGGTATATACCATCGGCTCTATCTAAAGGGACAACATAATTAACTGACATCATACCCTCATAAAGAGTGCCTTCATTATCTGTTACTTTACCTAAAAACAATATACCATCATGTGTATCAGACACATATCTTATAAATGGTCTTGTTTTATTTTTGAACACATGTGTACTCATATCCTTAGAGTATTCTGTATTTAACATTTCTATTTGCACAGCATACCCTGGTCGTAATTCTAAGTCTTCGTAAAGTTTATCAAGACTTACTCGGGTGTCGTGTTCAACTCTTACAACAGGTGTTTTTAAATACGTGCTGTTTTCTTGATATGGTTCTATTAAATCATTGTTATGACGCTTATATATACTTAAGCCAGAGTATCCAATAAACTGATGAATAACAGATGGTGCACTATAGTTTTCGTAAACAGTGCCTACTGGGGATGTTATCAGAGCTGCCCTGTTCACTTCCCATGTATCAATATCTAATAAGTCATATTCAGGCATTATAAATGGACCTGTAGTATGATCTCTTTCACCATAGTATAAAGCCATACCGTTAATGAACATATACTCATTGATATTAACATCACCTATATATAACCATACTAAATCTCTTTGGTCAAACTCTTCTGTAGGACTATTTATATGTGACAGGTTGTACTTATCATAGACTACTTTAACTATATTACCACTATTAACACCACTTGCAACATCTGCAATATAATCTATTAGAAACTGTTTTGCTGTGTTATACAACGGATCAGTAGACTCTGGAGCATCAATCGCTAATAATCTGTATCTTTTACCATATATATCAACAGTATCACCATCGACTACAGATATAATACCAGCACTAACTGGGCCAAACTCAACTGTTTTACTTTGTGTAGGAAACCTACCTATATCTAAATAGTAGTTATAAGTTAAGTCCTGTTGTGCTTGAAATTGTATTGCATTTTGACCCAAACCAAAAGGAGCACCTGCAGATCTAAAAGCCGAACTGAAATAAGGGGCTCTAGGTCGTCCTGATGCACCTGTTTTGGATATATCAATATTTGCCATTGCTTTAACCGAACCTTCTCTCATAGGTTCATTTGTATAGTTCATTCCTTTATTGAATCTGCTATTTTCCCAAATACCTTTATTAGGATTTCCCTTATAACTTTTGATAGCCATTATACATCAACTCCATACGGATTTATGAATGTGTCTTCGTCTTCATCATCTGGTAATTCATCAAACTTAACGTAACCACCTTCCTCGTCCTTATAGATGTCTATAACTTTATCGAAGTAATCTCTAAACATCATATCTAAACCTGTTTCAAATCTAGATAATGATACTGTAAATAGATTACCAAACTCATCTTCTGTACGCATTAACTCTGATATAACATAGTTTATGCATATTGATCTAATATATTTACTTGGGAATATTTCTCTAACCTCTACTTCATACTTAGTTATATCTAGTGTAATTGAAGCGTTAGTAAAATCTATAGCAACATTTGGTATAAATACCCAACTATAAGTTTGTGGCTCAACAACATATTCATATGTTAGATTTGTTGATGACACTATACACAGGTCACCATTACTAGCCCCACCTGGTTCTGGTGGATTAGTTAAACATTCTGTACTTGTTACTGGTGGGTTAGATTCACCTAATAATGACCAGTATTCATTTATTGGGTTTGCAACAGCTCTCCATCTACTACCATCTATACTTACATAATCTGTATTTAGGTAAGTCGCTGATGCTTGTATACTTGGTCGCACACTATCTTCTTCAACATAGTAGGCAGCTTCAACATCAAAAATATAATACTTACCAGTATTAGTTAAGTGGTATAATTTACCATTAGCGAAATTCTGAATAGCTGTTCTATCAGTGAACACTTCTGCATAAAGACCATCATGATGCACAAATTTACTCACATCATTTGTAAGTACTTCACTGAAGTATGGGAATTTACTATTTAACGTTTCGTTAATTCTATCTATAGAGTCATCAAGATCTTGTATAATATCATCATAGGAATACATACCTTCATAAACTTTATTGTTAATAATTTTCAATATATCTAATCTGTTCATATTGACTCCTTTTTATTAAAAATAAAAGACGGGATATACCCGTCTTATTTATCAAACTTTCTCAAAGTCGCCCACGTCATTCCCAAATAAATCATTCGTGTTTGCGTTACGTTTGCGTTGTTTACTAATGTGACTTAAACGTTCACGAATAGCTCGGTAGTGAGCTGGGTGGACTAAGTATGGTTGACCATCTACGGGCACTTTAATCGTATTGCCGTTAATAGTTGAGGTAATGTGTTTACCTGCATATTCGGCATATATCTCATCAATCACAATTTCTCTTCTCTGTTTAGAGTTGTATAATTGTTGATTGAACTTCGCTGCTTCTTTAAGTCGAGTGTTAACTTGATTTTGAAGTCGCATCGATAATTGCTGTCCGTCAGGGTCTTTAGGGCCACCTGTTTGTTTAGGCTGTCCAGCTAAAGCTCCCTGAACGGCAGCACTAACTACTTTTTCTAAATCTTCTGCAGTAAGTGTAAATACTTTTTCAGGTTTTTCCTGAACTACTTCTGCTTCTTTTGGATCTTGTTTAATCTTTGGGTTTGGTTTTTCTCCTGCCATTTTGGCATTCCTCCTAGTTTAGTTTAGTAGGAATTGAGAGTTTATGTTACTTAATATTTGTGCCTTTAGTTAGAGTTGCAGGGTCTACAGTGTATTCTCTATATTCTAACTCGTTAGCTTCAGTATCATCAGCTTTATCTGTCACTGTGTTTTCCATAGCGATAGCATCAGCAGTTAATCCACTAACATAAATTGCTTGGCTAGGTACTGAATAAGTCACTACAATCGCCTCATCTCTTAAGATACCAAATCCGATTGAATTGATTTTGAAACCAATTGATTGTCTTTGGTCTAATGGGTCAAGAACGCCTGCAGAACCTAATGCTTTAACATAAGTCTTAGCATTTTGTTGACCTGCGATACCGATCTTAACTAAAGCTTCTTTACCATAAAGGATACCCTTATGAACTGGTAATTGCATCCAGTTTAATGCGTTTGCTTCTGCAGTTGTGTAAGGTGTTGTTGAAGCACCTAATGTAACAGATGTTGCCGTACCGTCTTCAACTACACTAATGACTGTACCATCTGCTGCCCAATTAGTTAAGTTCCAACTTACTTTTCTACCAGCTGGAATTGCAGTACCATCAGGTAAATAAGTTGTAGCACCATTTACAGATCTTTTTGCTGCAGGTACATTAGCATATATAACTTTAGTGCCATCTACTGCATAAACACGTAGTTGGTAACCAGATCCATCATACCATTCACCGACATTGTCAAGTTCTGGTGTGTAATGTTCATCAAGCATTGTTTGAATAAAGTTGATTTGGAACATTGGGAAAGGTTTACCATCATCAAATAACTGTTTAGTTGTTTGATTGATTGTCATATATTTTTCAACTAGTGGGTCATCCATAAAGTCATATAAGAACTCTGGTGAGCAAATGTAATTAAAGTAACCAGATGCTAATGGTTTAACCAATAATCTAGCCATTCTTAAAGCCGCAAATCTAAGGTCAGCAATTAAAATCTTATCACCAATTTCAAGTTCTCCTACGGATGTCTTGTTATTAGCAAATAATTTTGAAGCTGCTGATAACATAGTTTCACGTGCATATCTTTCTAATGTACGTACAGCTACGTCACCAAGTTCCTTTGTATAGTGGGCAAGAATAGGGTCGATTTGATCAAGACTAACTCGATCAGTAAATTCCATGTAACGGCCAAAGGCAGTTGCAGTGAATGTGATTGATTCCATGCTAGTTTTATCTGGCACTGGTGGGATACCTTCTAATAGAGGTGTAGTATGTGCAGTTAAACCGCCCCATCTACGTTTTTGAAGCTTTTGTGTACCCGCTGGAAGCGTGTAATTTTCAGTGTGTTTTAAGTGAACATAGTTCTCAGTTCCGAGTTTAATGCTATCTAATAGCATTCTGTCATAAAATTGTTGTGGTGAAATATCATATCCACCTTGGTTAATCATGTGTACTACACGGTTAATATCAGTAACCGCTGCTAAATTTGTAATTGGCATTTATATTCCCTCCTAAAAGAATATTATTTGTTATAAGTTATTTAGGTTAGCAATGTCATTGTATAGATCATTGATACCTTTTTTACCTCCGTCGCTTTTCCCATTGCGTTTCGTCCTAGCTGGACTATCTTCTCTTTGTTTCTCAATATCTTTTAAAACTTTTTGACGTTCTTCTTCTCTAATTTGTGCTTCGACTTTTTCTCTGTTAATTGCATAATAGAGATTATCAAAGTTTATATTTGAGTTAAGAACATCGAACCCTTGTTCTCTTGCTGTTTGTAGAAACTCAACAACTTCATCTTCTTTAAGATTATATTTTTGTTGAAATGAACTGACTCTAGAATTAAACTCTTTACGCATATTCTCTTGTCTAAGTTCTTGTACTTCTCTTTCTAATCTTTTAAATTCAGCAAGTTGTTCAGGAGACATACTCTTAGTCTTTGCCTCTGCTTCTAATTCATCCTTTTGGATTTGCTCTTGAAGTTGTTCAACAGTTATACCCTGTTTTCTAGCAACTGTTTCAAGCATAGTTCTGTAGGCTTGTGATTCTTTTTTATACGTCTCATTTTCTTTTTTATATGTCTTGACATTGGCACGTAATGTTCGGATAACATTGTTATCACCTTTACCTTTGCCATCATCATTACCCTCCTGGTCTGACTCATCATTTTCATCATCTTCATCATCTTGTTGTTCAGGGTCTTGTTGAGGGTCTTGTTGTTCATCATCTTGTTGCTCATTTGGATCTTGTTGATCCTCTGTATTAGGCTCTGTTTGATCAGGGTCTTCTTGTGTTTCTTGGTCTGGGTTTTCATTTAACCCACCATCTAAGATAGTACCTTCATCATCCATCTTGCTTAATACTTCATCAAAGTTTTTGTTCATCTGCTAATGTTTTCTCCTTTCCTAAAACTTAGCGACTTTTTAGGAGTTTTATAAAGCCTCGTATATTTTATAAGGTCGGCACCTTACTTTCATTATAAATTAAAAAAGCACTTTATGCAAGTGCTTTCTGTTAATTAACCCATTATCGGTCCTTGACCATTGGCAACTGTTGATCCAGGTGCTGCCATATTAGGATTATCTTTCTTAAATTGTTTTTCTTCAATGATAGTTTCGATTGCTTCTTCAGGTGACATACCTTTATCAATTAAGCCAGCAAAACTCATCAAGTCTGCAATCAATTCTTCCTCTTCGATTTGTCTTTGTGCTTGACGCATACGTTGTATGATTAAATCTTTTTGAGGGAATTCTTTCCACTGTATCCACTCTTCATTAGTAATAAGTGGTGGTTGGAATTGATACTGACCTTGAAGTTCCATCAATTGGTCTGCAGCATCTGAAAGTCTCATTGTATTCTTAGGTAAGTAAGGTCCAGCTGACATTGTGTAATCGAATGCGTTTTGTTCAATTTTCTTAAAGTCTACTGACTTCAATTCCTCAAGAACTTTGCCACCTTCTTTAGCAACTTTTGGAACATGGTACTTACTACCAAATTGTACATACATATCAATGATTAACTCAGTAGTTGCCTCAACAAAACATTCAAGTGAGTTGATTCTAAGATTATCTGACATCGACATAATACGTTGTTGCTGAAGATCCATACCACCTGTGGTTTGTACAGAACCTGTATCTCTACCAGTATATCTAAGGTCTACACCTGTAACTAAAAATATACCTTGTTCAAGTCTATTCTTTAGCATATCAATCTTTGGCATTTGTTGAACATCAACATATCTAACAACCTTGTTAGGATCGCCATTTACATGGAATGCCAAGTGTGGCATATGACCATATTTTGCAAATGTTCTGTAGTTAATACCAGATCTAACATTAACTAACTTGGTTCTATTTTGTGTTAAGTACACGTGAGTTGCTTCAATAGAGTCTAAAATATTTAATGCAACAATATTAGCAATAACTTTTTTAGCTAATGGGACACCATATGGATCTGAATCAGGTTCTTCACCATATAGAACAGTGATAGGGAATTTATTTGGTTTAATACCTTTTTTAACTTTAATAACAAATTGTTCATCTACTATGAATAAGTGGTCAATCCTATAACCTCCACTTTCATTTTCTTGTTTCCAGAAACACTCTAATAAACCAACTGTTCTACTGTGCATAGTGTTTGTGTCTGTTTTACCTTGCGTATCACCATAATCTTCTGGGTTAACAGGGTTAGGTTCAAATTTACCTTTTTCAGATAATTGTGCTTTGTATGCTTCAGCACCTTCTCTAAGATCAGGCTCATTGATAAGGTCAAATAAACTTACCTTCTTAGCAATAAATAAATATCGACCATCCATATAATTAGTTATAGACGGGTCAAACACCAATTGCCCTGGAGGTAGGAATTTGACTTCGACTGAACCTTGTTCTTTTGAATGTGATGACCCACCTATAACATCGCTGTTCCAACCAATCTGTAAACCAGAGTAGTTAGTCAGGACAGCGTTTTTACCTAATTTAGGAAATATAGGTTTCATACCTAATTTGTTCCATCTGTATTGTAGGAAACTATTTAACTGTAATGCGTACTCATTGTCATTGAAATGTCTAGGTAGCACATTAGCAATATAGTTACCTGTATAGATAGAGTTAACAATATTTTTCTCAATATATTCTAAATAATTTGTATCTGGAGTGATTTGGTGTTCGGGTAGTTTCTTTTTAATGTCTTCCCAAAAATCTCCACTATGTATTTTTCTGATGAGCTTATCAGCATTATCAAACTTTGACTTATACGCTTTAGCATATCTAAATGCCTGCACAACTTCGTCTACTGTATAGCCATCTAATTCAGGTTGTTCATAACCCTTCTTCTCATCCTTACTCATCATTCACCTCTCCAGTTCTCATAATATCTTTTACCTCTTTCATAACACCCATTACGATATCAGAGGTCTTTTTATCTTGTTTCTTTAATTCTTCTTCACTGAGTTGTTCCTCTACTGTTTCAGGTATCTCTGTCTCATCTTTATAACTTGTTTCATGTTTAATCGAGATCGAGATCGTCTTCTCCAATATCATCTTCAAACTCAGCAGTACTGTGGTACATATCAGTACCGTGATTATTATAGAAGCTATCGATTCCATCCATTTCACCTCCTAGTGCAAACCCTCTGGTTTGTTGTGCTGTATTATCCCCTAATGGGTCATACCCAGTATATCTAGGCTTTCTTGGTGCCCTGGTTGGTTCTGTGATAGCCCTACCAACTCTATTATATACTGTAAAGTCCGCAGTTGCAAGATTATGTGGTAATTCCATAACTAAGAATTCCATAGCATTTACACCATGGTTTCTGATATCCATTGGTTTATCAGTATTCTTACCTGGCTTATCTAAATCTTTTTCTGGGAATTTGTAGTCTAACCCCTCTTTAATTAAACCTTTTAATGTAGCAAATATTTTTAATTGTCCTGACTCAATAAATGTATTAACTCTTAAGATTCTTGCATCAACATTCATTTGTGCTGGGTCAAATATAATACCTTCTTCTAAGAATAGTTCACCAAGTTTAGTTTGTCCATCAAATGATTGTCTCTTATCCATAGACCTTTGATCCATAACAGGTGTCTTTAATAAACCACCTTCAGGTATTGCTCTTAATTTCTTACGGTATTCATTTGCTATAGCACGAATACTTGCAGAGTTCATAATTAACTCATCATATAAATAACAGATTCTAGCATTAGGGTCTATAGCTCCAAAGATAAAATGTGTATTATCTGAGATACCATAATCCATGGCTATAATATGTTTCCAATTTTTAGGTATTGGGAATGCATCTACGATTGCTGTACTGAACTCTGGATACACCAAACCTTCTGCATATGCGAATGATCCTTTAAAATATCTCTTAATCCACCAGTTAGGTTTATTGATTGTTTGTTCCTCAACATAATTAGGTGGAAGCATAAAGTTCGCTTTAGTCGGAACAATATAACTAGATATGTTAGGGTTTATATTCTCATACCTATATTCCTCAAAGCTCTCAGATGGTTTGTAGAAATGTACATTTCCTGATTGTAATAGTAGATGTGTCTTAACCCACCCTGGGTCTGGATTGGTCTCCACAGTTCCAGCACGCCAATCGAACTTAACCCTTGGATGCCAGTTGCCCTCTTCATCTTGTTCAAAGATTGGGTTACCTTTTTCATCTCTTTCTATAATTGTTGCAGCTGAATTTCTTAAACGGTTTTGCAACTGAGTAAATGTAGCGTACTTAGTACCTGAACCTTCCACAACTACAAAGTCAGATAAGTTTAATGATCTAAGTTTATGTGGGTCATCGAAGGATCGATATAGGTATTCATGTTGGTTAATCAAGAAAAACTTATTATCTTTAGCACTATACCGTTTCACAAAATCTATAGGCATATCTGATTCAAAATCTTTCTTTAAAGTTGCATTAAGCTGAGGCATTGTTGGAGCACCAAAAAGAGTTTGACCACCTGGTGTGATCAAGCCCTTCTTTTGACGGTCCTTAATAGAAGATTCAGTTTTACCTGAACCATACCCACCTGCATTTAAGATATATCTTGCAGTATCCTTATGTATTGCTTTCTGGTGAGGGAGTGGTATGTAAGTGTCTATATAAGTCTTACATGCTGGTGCCCTACTGCAACGCATCCAATACCTAGAGTAACCTCCATCAATGGCAATTGCTCTACGCATTGGTGCACCACAAGTCGGACATCTTAACTTATCTTTATTTATTATGTACATCGTTTTTCTTTTTTAACTCTTTGTTTTCTTTAATGATTTCTTCATATGCCTGCATTTCTTCTTCAGACATTAAATCAGATCTTCTATCTTTTGCCTCAGGATTAAATTTGTCCATAATTAAACTAAAGGCTTGAACGACTCTTTTATAGATTTCTTCTCTAGCCTCTTTTGTACTTCCACTTTCAATATATGTAATAGAACACATGTGGTATATAGCTGACATCACATCATCTATTGCATCATCGAATCCAATATCACCTAAAAGATCAAATACAAGTTCTAACTTTTCACCAACTTTAACATGCCCTACTAGGAACCCTCCATCCATATGGACTTGTTCGTAGTGCCCTTTATCTGGTTTCTTTGTATCAACAATCTTCTTAAACAGTATTTGCTTCTGCATCATCCATCACCTCATCTATATATACTCTTGTGTAATTATTGTTCCCTGTATTTACACGGATGTATCTCCCTTTACTAGAAGTATACACCCATTTTGCAACAGTTGCAACAGTCCCATTTCTTACAATGGCAATGTTACCTTTTCGATCTAATAGGTAGGTGTCTTCTGTCACCTTTGGGTATTCACTTTCGATTAGCTTTAATAGTTTTATCATATTCTTCTTCAAACTCCACTTCTAGTAATATTAGCTTATCTTTAATAACGATATCTTTAAGTTCATCAATTCTGCTTTGCATGATTTCTTTAGCTCTACCTGTTTCACGAGCTACTTTGTCTTCAAGAAAATCTACTTTTGCATTGACGATGTTGATCTCATTTTGTACGATTACTTTTTGTTCTTCTGTTGTCAGTTGTCTCTTCTTTTCTGGATCTGGCATTATAATTATCCTCCTTCCCTATAAAGTACATGCTTACACCCATGCTAACCATTGTTATAATAATCAACATGATTACTGTTCCTGTCCCCATGCGTGTGTAGAACATAGGGTATTCTGGATCAGGCTCACAGCTCGTTAATAGGAATCCCGCTAGTGTCATCAGGATCAGGAGTATCTGTTTCATTTTTATCATCTGATTCGCCTCCTAGTTTTATACCGTGTAACTCACAACGCTTACCTAAAATCTGCAGGTAACCCATCATGAATTTTTCTTGCTTGTATAATAAATCTTTATCCTCACGTGGCAGTTGATAGAATGCATCTGTTGCCATGTAAGTGTGTAACTTGTTCACTTTTTCAGCAAGTTCTAGTGTCTCTATTTTCAGACGTCCTTGCCATGAATCTAAATCATAGTTCATAGTTTTATTTCCTCCATATTCGCTAGAATACGATCTTTGTTTTTTAGAATAATAACATGTGTGTACTTTTCATTAAACTTTGTGTTCTCTACTTCAATTATTGTACTAATGTCTTTTATATCTAAATAGATTTGTCCTTCTATTAGCCCATCTTCGTACATACCCTTTAATCTAGTGAATCCTTTTAAAACCATCATGCTATAATCACCCAATCCTCAGCGAATAAATCTGTAATGCTTGGCACCCACATCGCATGTGATTTGTTTGTTGTTTGAATTTGTAAGTATGGTTCACACTTGAACAAGTCACCTTCATTCATACCCCATGCTTCAGCAGTGTTCTTGTTTGCAGGGATACCTTCTGGGTAACATTTCTGCATCACAACAAACTGATCTTTACCATTCCAACCTTTACGTTGAACCTTATGACCTTGCTTGAGTGCTGTTAAAGCAAATTCAAAAGTTATACCATTACTTTGATTCATCTTTCTTTTCCTCCACTTTAAACTCATGTACAGCCAATTCAGTAATTGCATCCACAACAGATGTAATATTAGCCTCATACTTTTCTAAAACTTTACCAACGATTTTACCTACTGCCTTAGCTGTTTTACCACTAGGCTCCTCCACTGCTACAAACATACCAATTTTAATAATGTCTTTCATTTTCTATTCTCCTTTATTTTTTAATATCTTCAGTTGATGATGTTGAAGTTGTCCTATATGTTGGCGAGTTTTCTACAACTTTACCTGTCCATGTATCAATCAAAATATATGTGCCATCTGGTGTTTGTATCCATTCAAATCGTTCAAACATAATTTTCTCCTTTCATACAATTTCATTCCACAATCACCTCTTTTGTTATAATGAACTCATCACCAATTTCATAACTGTAATAATCTTCTTGGCTTACGTTCTCTGTGGTTATCTCACCTTCAGCGTCTTCAAGAATTAGGTAGTACTCATTATCGTAATATGCCTTACCCCAGAATTCACTCTTAATCCAGTTGTACTCTTCTCTGGTCTCCTTCTCAACCACTGTGTATGTTGTTTCTATCGTTTCATAATTGACATCATCACATGCAGTTAATAAGGTGATCAAGATAAGTATGAAAAACAATCTCTTCATTACTCATTAACCTCCACAATGATAGTAAATTCCCAATCCTTATCTGAGTAGCTATCGAACTCAATCGTGTTGAACCCCTTTTGCATCGCCACTGTATAAGTCTCTTTTTTTGGTGACTCTGCATAAGTTACATCTGGATCTGTTATCCCACCATAATACAGGTGTATATCTACAAGTCCATCATACCAATCTAAGAATGTATTCTTAAACTCAATAGTAATACTCACCATAGTTGTTTGTTCTAATTCTAGAACATATGCTGAATAACCCCAACCTTCAACAGATCCTGTGTACAAGGTGTCTAGTTCAATGAACTCAACTTCACCATTTAGTACGACTTCATCAATCAGTGAGTAGAAGTACCTTTGCATCTGCGTGGGTTGCAGCTCAAGCACTTCCTCATAGACATACTCCAGGTTATCCTGTTGAAGCTGATTCTCTTCCTGCAATTCATTGACATCTCTTGCTATGATTGCAAGGGCAATACCACTGCATATCAATGCAATACTTAATAAAATAAATAAAACTCTTTCCATTTTCATTTCTTTATCCTCCTATATGCAGTATAACACAATAAGGTTCCTTAGTCAAGGTAGTTTACCTTTTTATTTTTATCATTGTGCTATATAGATAGATGTTACTAATAATTATATATAATTATACACTAAATTAGAAAGTACCTATTTCAATACCCACCCCCTCTTTTAATGACCGTAGTGTTGAAGTGTAGTGCTATCACTACCCTTAGGTGATGGTTAATAAATAATAAATAAAAGGAGAGTGATATAGTATGAGGGATTACAGATTGTTATGGCCGTAGTGGCAGTTAGTTATTGATGCAATCATTATTCGACTAGTACAGTGTTAACTAATAGTTAGATCATTGCTAAGTCAAGGAGGATAATATGAAAGCAAATGTTAGAAACAAAATACTTGTTGTGGTGAATCGCTTATTCTGGTTCACATATAAGAACTATGTAGTACGTGCTACAGAAGGTAAATCATTAGAAGCTGCAATAACAGCTGAAAAGAGCAGAGCAGCATACAGTGCTAAACACTCAGACTTATATCCAAGAGTAGAGATTGAGCGTAAGGTAATCACTAAGAAAGATATATCATCAGGTAAAAGTTATGATATAACAGAGTATCATGTAACAGAGACACATAAACACTCAGCTAAAGACATGGTCATTCAATTAGGTGAATACATTAAGATGCCTGGACAAGAAAACAAATACATCGCTAACAAACCTTGGGTTGAGTTATGTAAAAATGTAACAGATTATGATCCAAATACAGTAGCACCTGTAATAGTTATTCCACCACACATACCTAAAGCTAGTTCTAAGGAGTTCTGGAGAACAGTATTCCAAATGACATCATACTTCAAAACATATGTAGTAGTCAAAGACTTAGAAAAAGGTAATGAGAATTACATCATGGTACACAACAAAGAAATCATGAAGGTTATCAAGAATGGTAAACCAGGTATGATATTAAGTGATAACTCACTTGGATTCATCTGGAATAACATCACATTTGGTAATCAAAACCAATCATTCACAAAAGACTTACATGTAGATTACTCACTACTCAAAAATG